GACTGATCACCGCAGCGCCTGCGCTCACCGTGTCCGGCACGACCAACGACGCGACGAGCAGCCCCGTCGTGATCACCGTCACGCTCAACAGCGCCGATCAGGGGCCCGTGACCGTGCAGGCGAACGGCGCGTTCTCCAAGACGGTGACGCTGGCCGAGGGCGCGAACACCATCGTAGTCACGGCGACCGACGCGGCAGGCAAGGTGTCGACGGTCACGCGGAACGTCACGCTGGATACCTCGGTGCCGCAGATCGTTTCCGCCGGAATCACACCCAATCCCGCCGACGCCGGCGCTACCGTCACCATTACGGTCGTCGTTCAGTAGTTCGGCCAATGGCTGAACGACTCGGCAGGAAAGGAGTGCTGCTATGGCAGACACACGAACACTCAGTTGCAGTTCGCTAAGCGAACTGCCCGAGTTCGCGCAAAGCGCGAAACTCGTAGTTCCGCTGCAGAGCGACGTGGTGTACGTCACGGGGACGGTGAATGCCGTGCCGACAACGTGGACGCGGGGCGACGGCGACGCCTGGACGACGACGGCGGACAGGTCCGCGGACGACGTGTACCGCGTCGAGCTGGAAATGATCACCGCCGCAGGGAGGACGTACACGGCCGCCGTCACGCTGTACTACGGGCTGCTCAACCTCATTACCGACCGCACGCAGGCCGACGCGGACGAGGTGAAGCGGCTTGCGGCGAAGGGGTATGCCGCAATGACGACAGAAGAAAAAGCCGCCTGGGACGCCGGCTTGAAGGGCGCGTACAACGCGTCCGACCTCAACCGCGTCGGGAGCGCCGTCGGGTACGTCGCCGGCAGGCTGACGGACGCGGGGTATGGGATAGACGTAAGCCCGCACGTCGGCTGGACGGAGGGCGGGATACCCGACGCAGAGGAGGCGGCCGCGTATCTCGCCTCCGTCGCGGCCGTGCGCGCGGTGCTTGCCGGCGCACTCCCCGGCCTTCCCGCGCTGCCGGAGGATATGGACAGGCTGACCTTCGCCGAGGCCAACGCCATCGAGCAGGTGCTGCTTGACGTCAACGCCGCGCTCGACCGCATCCGTGCGGGGGCGTACTATGCGGGAGAGCTTTATGCAAACGATGTTTGAGCGGCCTGCAGGCCGTTCAACGAAACAGAAAGGATGACAAAACATATGCAGGACAGAATTTCCGCCTATCCCGGACGCGTAAAGCTGACGCCGGTCGCGGGACAGGCCGATACCTACGATCTGACGCGCGCCGACCAGCCGACGCAGGAGGGCACGCCGCTGAACAAGGCCTCGCTGCTTTCCGACTCGACGGTGAACACGTGGCAGAGCGGACATCCGTGGGGAAAGGAGAACGCGGCCGTCACGCCGGACGACGTGTTTGCCCGTATCGCTTACCTGCGCGGACAGGCCGGCGGCATCGCCACGCTGGACGCCGCCGGAAAGCTGACGGAATCGCAGCAGCCCGACCCGACGCCTGTCGAAACCTCCGGCACATCGCTGAATCTGACGAGCTATGATTATGCGTTTTCCGGCACGAGCAAGACGGCGACGATCACGTCCCTGCCATCGTCCGGCGTATCCAACGGCATCTATTTCTACGGCTCGGCGTGGGCGACCGGCGAGGTGCTGAGCGCAGCGGACGTGATCAAGCTGACCAACAGCAGCGGGAAGACCATCCAGCTCAACACGGCGCAGTCCTTTATGACGTACAGCGGCAACGTGCTGACCATCACCCCGCACGGCTACAGGGACACGAACTGCATCGGCATCTGCCTCCGCTTCCTCCGCACGGGCTCCTACAGCCGCCCGTTCATCACGAAGCTGTACCAGTAGGAGGCGGCATATGTACATCGACATCGTACAGCTTGCCGCGTTTCTCGGCGTCCCGACGGCGGTTACGGGCCTCTGCTTCTGGCTGCTCAGGCGGCGCATCGACAGGCGGGAGGACGAACGCGCGGAGATCGAAAGGGCGAGAAAGGAACTGGATATGGCGCTCATCAAGGGCGTCAACGCCGCCATCGCGCTCGGAGAAGCGACCGCGAAGGCCGTCCAGCGCATTCCCGACGCGCATTGTAACGGGGATATGTGCAAAGCAATCGAATACGCTGCGGAAATCAAGCATGAGCAGAAGGACCTGCTTTTCCGTCAGGGCGTGGAGCATCTCCAAGCTCGGCGATAGCCGAACTTGAGGAGTTCGGCTTTTGCCGAACTCCTATGCACGATCGCGTATGAGCATACTGCTGAAGGGAGATGTGAGAAATGCTGAAAATCGTGCCGGTATCTCTTGCGGAAGCAAACGAATTCGTATCACAGCATCATAGACACCACAGACGTGTGGTTGGACACAAGTTTTCCATCGGTTGTGCAGACGCCGGTGAGAATGACCGGCTTGTGGGTGTAGCGATCGTGGGACGGCCTGTCAGCCGCTACCTCGATAACGGCTTAACGCTTGAGGTCAATCGTCTGTGCACCGACGGAACGAAGAACGCCTGCAGTATGCTCTATGCTGCCGCGTGGCGAGCGGCACGGGCAATGGGCTATAAACGGATTATAACCTACATCCTTGACACGGAAAGCGGCACAAGCCTGCGTGCTGCTGGCTGGCAAAATGCCGGACTTGCGGGTGGAAAATGCTGGACGGGCAGCCGACGCCCCAAGGAGCAGCTTTATCCGGAGCAAATGAAATATCGATACGAAAAAGCAATATAAGGGAAGCAGTCAAGCTTCTCGATGAAAGGAGCACATACAATGGATTTTTACGGCATCACGTCCGTGGCTGCGGTCACGGTGATCTGCGCGCTGGCCGCGCAGGCGGTCAAGGCCACGAAGCTGGACAGCAGGTGGCTGCCGGTCATCTGCGGCGCGCTCGGCGGCGTCCTCGGCGTCGCAGGCTCGTTTGTTATCCCCGATTTCCCGGCGTCCGACCCCCTCACCGCCGTCGCCGTCGGCATCGTCTCCGGTCTCGCCGCCACCGGCGCGCATCAGGTCTTCAAGCAGCTTTCCGGCGGCAAATCGGAAACGGAGGAAAAGCAGGAATGAATATGGAATGCTCGATCGGCATCGGAAACGATTATTTAACGCTGGAGTTGAACGAAGTCGGCAAAGACGAAACCGATAGAGTCTATGCGTCGTACCTGATCTCCGAATTTTACAGAAACGCGCTGCGCATCGGTAAACCGCACAGGGGGAACAGAAGACAGGCAGGCCGCATTCGGACTGTGCATGAACAATCAACGATTTAAGAAGGGAGCGTTCTATGTCCACAACCTCAACCGTCAAAATCTATCTCGCGCCGGCGAATCATTACAATGCCTACTGCATCAGCGGCTACGACGAAAAAACGCAATGCGAAAAGCTGTCCGGCCTCGTGCAGCGGGAGCTGGAGGCATACGAGGGCGTGTCCGTGTATGCAGCGACCGTCTTCTCTGAGAGCAGGGACTACAGGGGCCGCCCGGAGGAGGCTGCGGCGCTCGGCGCGGACTACTATCTTGCCCTCCACGACAACGCCTACGACGGCGCCCACTGCGGCGCGCAGGCATTCTACCATCCCGACAGCCCGCGGTCGAAGGCGCTGGCAACGGCGCTGGCCGAGCGGCTGAACGCGGTATGCACCCTGCCGATCACCTTCCCGAATCCGGTGCGGGACGGAATGCAGGCCTTTGACGGCGCGGGCTACGGTGAGATCCGGGAGCCGTACAGGCGCGGGGTCATCCCCGTGATCCTCGAGGTCAATTTCCACGACTACGAGCCGTCGGCGCGCTGGCTGATTGACAACCAGGACGTACAGGCCGGCGCAATCGCACAAGCCATCGCCGACACGCTCGGGCTTCAAAAGAAAGGAGAAACCGAAATGACGCTTTACAGGGCAGGCGACACCGTCAGGCCGGTGCGGAACATCACGGTCGAAAACGGAAAGAAGCGTGGACGGCTGTTCGGGGGCGGAAGCTGGACGATCTACGAGGACAGCTATACCGTCAGGCAGGACAGCCGCGCGGACGGCCGGACGGTTCTGGCGGACGAAAACGGGGACACGGTCGCGGCGGTGTACGCGGACGACCTCGAACGGGTCGGGGCGGAAGGGACGGTCCCCGAGCCGGCGCCGGAAACGGGCGCGGGGGACACGCCGTCCGCGCAGCCCTTCCCCGACGTCTCCGGCTCCGCGTGGTACGCCGGGGCCGTCAGCGCGCTCGCTGCGCGGGGGATTCTCAACGGCTACCCCGACGGGACCTTCCGCCCCGACCGCCCCGCCTCCCGCGCCGAAGTCGCCGTTTTGCTTTCGCGCGTAGCGGAGAAATTGAAATAATGAAAAAACCTCGGGTAAAACACCCGAGGTTTTTTCATTTTGGCGACAGGAAAAAATTACTCCTTCACTACCACCACCCCGAACACATTCGAAGAAACAATCAAAAAATGTTCGGATTGCTTTGATACTGGCTCCCCATATAATAGACAATCCGAACCGTGCACTGACATATCCGATGGCGCGTGAATTGAGGCAAGCATGTCG